TGTATTTATTGTGAGTCAACATATTTCATCAACTTATCAAAGTCAGTTAGTGTGTAATGCTTAAAGCCTTCCTTGTCGCACCACTGCCCCATAGTCATCTTAGCACCCTTACGTAGCTTCTTGTTAGGATCAGAGAGTACAAAGATCAGTTCTGTGTCTATACAGTCCCTGATTGATTTGTACTTCATCGTATCCCCAGCCCTAAAGAACCCCTTTAGTTCCAAGAGTATCCCTGTGCGCGTATGTACGAAGTCTGGTTTGTACTTCCTGTACATAACGTAGGGGACATCAAAAGGCTCGTACTTAAACTTACGCTTTGGAGCTATAGCCGCAAAGGAAGCCTCAAGTCCTGACCTGTAGATACTGTCGTTACGCAATCTTGATTTCTTGTACACGCGGCTCATGCACGACCTCCGTTAAGTATTTTGGCCCGTAGGCGTAAGCAAAAGCGCGTAACTGGGGATAGCACGAAAGTTTGAAGTGACAGTAAGAGCAGCCCATTGCGAGTTTCTGGTTCCCACTCTTTCCATCTGGCACAGGCGCGTAGCAATGCTCTGGCGCTTCCTGTGCCTCTACGACCTTTTTTACGTGCTTGATCCTCTCTACTATGTCTTCCTTCAGTACCTCGTACACAGGCGCTTGTGTGTCCTTCAGGTCGTACTTCAGAAAAGTCAAGTGTCCATTCTGCTTGTCCATTGCAAGCCACCCAAACTCTGTCTCACCTTCTGAATGTGCGTAAGCCTTTATCTGGTCTATATAACCAAAAGGATCATCAAAAGCCAGCGTAGCGTCCTTAAACTTCTTAAACCCGTAGCTGCTTGTTGATTTAACATCCGTCACTACTCCATCTATGCGACAGTCCATGTGTCCTACAATGCCTTCCACTTCGCAAACCTTCTGCTCATCCGTAACTGCATGTCCTGATAGTCTTGTCAAGAACAGTAACATTTCTTCAATTACGTGACCGTACAGAAACTTAATTAAAGTGTAGGGCTGCATCTCCTCCTTTGGCCCTGCATCGTTATAGTGGTTCCACAGGTATCTATCGTCCTTACCTATGTTTGACAAGCGTAGCTTACGACTGTCACGGTATCCTCCGTTAGCAAACTCATTACGCATTAAGTCCTTCATAGCTTCGCCAAATTTCTCAATCTCAGCTTCAGTATCTATGGACTTGTCTACGTTTTTAGTTTTAACTAACTTGTAGATGTCGGAAACAAGGTTGTTAACTGTTTTGTTTTTCATCATCACTATTCTTATTAAAGAAAGCCTCTAGTCTTTCCGCTGCCATGTCACTGTAGGCTACAAACCATTCGCCACGGCGCTCATAGTGCTGCTCAAGCAAAGCGTGTGCTTGCTTCTCAGCCTCCCGTCTGTCCTCGACATCCCATGCTGCAACAAGAACATAGTCCCTGTACGGTGAGGATGTTTGGTACTGCTTTAGCCTGTCCTCTGCATCAATAGCCATGCCTACCTTACACCAGCTAGGGAAAGCTGGGTTGCGTATGACGTACACTTGGCCCTTCCTAACTTCATCAAAAAGTTTTTGTACGGTGTACTTTATTTCTTGTAGTTTGTTAGGAACTAAATTCATAGCCTTAAAAGCCGCTTCCATTCCTTTATTTTTGTACACACTATGAAAAGGGTGATTGGGGTTTCCTAGCCTGTACCTTTTACCATTCAAAGTAACTCTTGATTTATTTTCTATATATCTTTTGTAAGGTATATCAGTGGGTTTCTGACCAGTTGCTGCCAACATTGTATTCTCCTGTTAATGGACATCTGAGGTTGTAGTGTAGACCCGCAGCTTCTATACAAGACACCGCTAGTCTGCCGTACTTATCCTCCTGACCTTTTGTTACTTCAGCCTGTACTTCGTCGTGGATGTTACCCACAAAGTTATAGTCCAGCTTGTACCCCTGTGCATATTCATCTAGGATAACAAGAGCCTTCTTCATAACTATGGCACCAGCACCTTGAAGTAACGTATTGAGTGCTGAGTGTGCGCTACGTACCTGTAGCACCCTGCCGTCTAGTCCTTTGAGGTATCCTCCTTCTGCTTTTCTTGCAACTCTTTCAGTAAGAGATTTAAGTGCTGGCAGACCAGTAAGGAATCTGCCTCTAAGCGTTTTGCCAGCACGAGCATTTCCCCCGACAATTGTACCAAGTTTTGCATCTCCTGCTCCGTATAGGAAGGCATATATGAAAGTTTTAGCCTGATCTCGCGATTCAAGTCCTGCAAGTTTTTGATTTGCTGTGTGAATGTCTCCGTGGAGAATTTCATTGGTGTACTCCTTATCTCCCATGTAGTGTGCCAACATTCGTAGCTCCAAGCCGCTAGCGTCAAAGCCCACCAGAGACTTACCTTCTGGGACAGTCCAGCAGGATCTACACTCTTTGCCGTATGGAGCGCGGGACGCTGGAACCTGTGCCAAATTAGGCTCTGAGTGCGTCATACGGCCCGTTACAGCCCCGTTTGTGTTTACCCTGCCGTGTACCCTACCTTCCTCATCAGCAGCGTCTATCCAGCTTTTTATCTGTGCTACGCGCTTTTGAACCATAAGGTACTCAGCTATCAATTGTGCTTCAGGTATGTCAGTGATTGAGGACAGCACAGCTTCATCAACAATGGCTTGGCCTTTCTCTGTAAACTTCTTAGGCTTCCATCCAAAATGCTGTAAGTATCTGCCAATCTGCTGCCTTGACCCCAAGTTAAACTCAGGGAAGTCAATGCGACTAAACGGGCCATTTACATCCTTCCACTGCTCACCTAAAAACTTTAGGCCGACCGTAGAGACTGTATTATCTTTCTTACACCGTGGCGTAATCTCCTTGACAAATGTAGGGAGAGGACGAAAGGTATCCTGTACTTTGTCTTCCAAGTCATATTTTTTTTCCTTTAGCAGAGCTAATAATTGGTGTGCATATTTTAGATCCAGTAGCCAGCCAAGGCTGACCTGTCTACTCACTATCCTTTGCACCTCATGTTCTAGTTGTATTGAGTTCACCTCAAACCCGTCCAGTTCATCCAGTAGGTGCTGGTACAGTTTTTCAGTTACTTCAACGTCACGTACACAATACTTTTCCATCTCAGGTGACAAGCGTGACCAATCAGTATGGTCGCCCTTAGAGAACCCAAGACGCTCGCCCCATGCCCGTAGGCTATGCCCACCTGCACGATTAGGGCTACTGAGTCGTGACATGACCAGAGTGTCCTGTACACGCTCACGGTCTACCTTGATACCCCACAGGCGCTCCAGAACAGGCAGGTCAAAACCATACAGGTTCTGTCCCACTACTGGGAACGTGCCTTCCAGCGTAGCAGCCAGAGACTCAGAAGCGTAGTGCTTACTAACCTTACCGTCCTGCTTTGTCACTGCAATCCAGATCACGCTAGGATTTAGCCCGTCAGTCTCAATGTCTAAGTAAAGTGCGCTGTTAGAAGTCATCGTCTACGTCCTTGGGTGCTGCCACCTCAGTCATGCGACCTGTAACCCTGTCGTACTTCAGGTAACAGGCTGCTCCTGTCAAACCAGCGTAGCGATTCTTGAGGATACGTACTGTAGTTGTGTTACGCTTATCCTCGTCCTCGTCCTGCTGGTTACGCTCCAAGCCAATCACCATGTCCGACAGTTGCGCTATCGCCTGTGAGCCTCGCAACTCACTCAAGCTAATCTTGCCTCCGTCCTCATGTGGCTTACCTGTGGTACGCTTCAGGTGGGACACTAAGAATAGCCCTATGCCTAGCTCCTGCACCAGTGTTCGCAGGTTAGTCATAATGGCGTCTATAGCCTTGCGCTCATCACCATTGTCCTGTGCTGACACTACGATGGACAGGTGGTCGAGTATGATCCACTTACAGTCCAGTGCCTTAGCCATGTGACGCACACGAGACAACAGTTTGTCCTCACTTGTGCTGCCCCAGTGGTCGAACAGGTAGAAGCGCCCAGTGCCTAGCGTCTGTTCCCAGAAAGGGAAAGCAGCGTCAGCGTCCAAGTCTTCCTCTAGGTGCAATGGGCAGTCAGCGGCCACTGACATGATACCCAGAGCAGTACGTGCTACGTCTTCCTCCAGCGCAAGTATGCCAATGTTGTCCTCAGTAGCGTTTAGAATGTAATATTCTAGCTCCCTGACAATCTGTGACTTACCCATCCCTGACCCGCTGGTGATGGTCACTAGCTCGTATGGCCTAAAGCCTTTGGTCATGTCATTAAGTCCCTGCCAAGGGTACGGTACTGACTTCACTTTCATCTTGCCCGTAATAGCATCCCATGTTTCTTTGCCACAGATGATACCATCAGGCTGATAGGCTTTAGAGTCCCACCATGCTGACACAAAGTCCTTGACTTTTTTAGCCACCAGCATCTCGCTAGCGTCCTTCAGAGGTAGCTTGCATATCTTTAGCTTGCTAGGGCTAAATATGTCCTTGACTTCATCAATGGCAGCTTGTCCCGCCTTGTCGTTGTCAAAACACAACACTACCTGATCGTAGCCCTCAAGCCACTCTAGTTGCTCTTTTATTTCCTTTGCTGCTGCGGATGCGCCAGAGCGTAGCGACACCACATCCCATTTGTTGTCGAACATCTCAGACACACTCAGTGCGTCCAGTTCGCCCTCTGTTATCGTTATGAACTTTCCTCTACCTCTGCAAGTGTTCTGACCAAACAACCCCACACCCTGCAACGAGCCTGTGGCGTAGAAGTCTTTATTCTGAACAATGCGCACCTTGCTGCCTTTCACCTCGTTAGTGTCCACGGCATAGTAGGGGTAGTGATGTCGGCTTATCTTACCTGACCTGTCAAACTCCACAGTAACACCAAACTTGGCGCACGTAGCCTGTGTTATTCGACGCTCTGGTATGGAAGCCGTGGCACCATTGAACTCTAGCGGTCTTTTCTCTGCAATGCTCACTACTTCACCATTACCATTCTCATGGTGGTTACACCCAGCGGAGAAGCAATGGGCCGACCCGTCACTATAACGGGCCAGCGCATCACTACTGCCACATACTGGGCAGGACTCATGCTTAATAAACTTAGAGTTCGTCATCTATTCCCGACGCATCTTCTGCAAGTTCCAACACTCGCACAGCGTTCAGGTACGTCGGCGTACCATGCACTGGATGTGCTGGGCCTGTCTTGTAGCTAATGCGTACAAGAGAGCCTCTGGGAATGTCACCAGTGAAGGGCGCGTCATTCGCGTCTATGATCTTCACCGGAAACTTACTGGCAAACTTTCGTTGTGCCATGTCCTCGTAAGCTTTGATTTTAACACCCTGCGCTGACAACATCTCTGCTGTTGCATCGTCCAGAGTACCCGTCAAGGTAAACCGTCCAGTATCTTGTCCCTGATAAGTCTCAGTCTCGCGCAAGTTACTAAAGGCTACTTTCATTTCTGCTACAGCCATCTATAGACTCCTATGGTTATTGTAGGTTACTAAATATGAAACTTTAAGAATATACATTATGTTTATTCCTTCGCTTCATAGGTATATTATACAGGATTTTCAGATCAACGCAAGTCCTCCTAGTTAAAAAGTTCAAATTCTAGCTCATCCAGTTGGCTATCGTCCAGATAGAGCGACTCATATTGTTGAGCAATTATGGCTCTATTGGACACAGTGTAGCAAGTGTTGCACAGGTCTAGGAACTCCCCGCTTTTGTGGTCTTTCCTAGCTAGCTCAATCTCACCCAATGGGCCGCTGTTGCACGCTCTGCATCTCATCAGTGTAGCTCCCTATTGAATAGTTTTTCATGTAATGCATCAATCTGTGCGTCGCTGTGGTCGGCTATTGTCATCGTTAGCCATTTAGAGGCCGCATTGCATACCTCTGATATGGTCATGGTGTTCAACCTGTATTCGATCAGGTCGTTTTCTTTTAACTCACGAACACTGAGGTTCTCAGGCTCAGATTCATCTGTTTCGTCTATGTCATGTGAGAATGTATCGCTCATGCTGCAAATAGCTCCATTGGTGGTTGTCGATTCTCAGGCCATCGCATGTCGATAACCTGTGGTTTATATTTGAAATAGTATACACGGTATGCCTCTCGACTACTAGCACGTTTGCATTCGTCTGGCATACATTGTGGTGGATCTGTCCACTCAATATCAGGAATGCCCATAGGTGGCTCAGAGAGAGCCTGTGCGCACTTTTGCCAGGTTAGGTGCACCCTACCATACCTTTGAGTATATTCGTCTGATAAAGCCTGAAAATGCCTATAGAGCCAATTGTACTGTTTGGCACCACTACGCGCCCAGATAGTGCTGGGGTGGTTCCTGTGCGCTACTTTGTACGGTACTTCATGGTTCCCGAACTCATGGTGTGCTGTGCATAGCATCTGTGCTGACTCTAGGATCATTTTGACTACATGCTTGTCACACTGCCACACTGCTGCACGCACAGGATCAGTTGAGATATAAAATATATTCATGCTACTGCCTTCTCTGCCTGTTCGATAAACTGTTTAGTCTGGTTGCGTAGCGTCCAGTCGAATGCTTCGCTTTCTATACCTTGTGTAAACAGCATGTCCTCTAGTAACCTGCGTGCTGCTGGTTCTGTCAGGCTGTCCACTATCTCATAGACTGATTCCATGAGACGTTCGTCGTTAGCTTCTTTATATTCGTTGCTCATGTGTTCTGCTCCTGTTGCTCTTGCACAATCTCTCTAATGCGTTGTTTAAATTCTACCATGTTCATAATCAAAACGTAACTATTTTCCCATTCTGACCATGTAATCGCTCTGTCCAACAATATATCTAAATCGTCCACAATTTACCCCAGTAAGTAAGTTTCAATCAAAAATAATACACCAACCAGCACCAGTATTACAACATAGGCAGTGCAAAAGTCTTTTATCGCGCTCCAAATCATCCTAAAATCCCGCATGTAGCAGTATTACATAGGTGCCTGTTATGGTGTACAGAATGCACAGAGACACGCCTATGGCTGCAAAAGTGTTACGAATCATCCTAAAATCCCCAGAGTGTTAGTGTGTGTTCCCAGTCTACCACTAGGATAAACATTAGGCCAATAATCATTAATTTATATTTCCAGTCTTTTAACATCTATGCTGCCTCTCCCGTTAAATTGTATAGGTCTGCCTGTGGTACTTCCTGCGCGTCAATACCCTGCAACCATTTGTTAATGTGTCGGCTAGTGGTTACAGACCATTTTTGTTCTGTGCGTACAAAACCACCTGACGCTAACTGTGCTGCTACTGGTGTCTCGTAACTGAATAGAACTACAGCGCCACAGGGTAACTCTAGTTCTGTCTGGTTAGCTGCGATTTGTCTTAGTTTCATGTGTAAACCTCTACTGTTAATGTACTTGGCAATGTTACCAGTGCTGACTACTGTTGACAATAGTCAGCCATAGAACACTACGCTGCTATTGTTTCCTCTATTAGTGTTACTGGTATGTTGAACTCTCGCACTGCATCGTTAAACAGCCATGTCAGACCTCCGCTTGCAGAATACCATGCTTTCATCTGTTCCAGCGTCTCAGGCATGTCATGCTCTGTGTCCTTGTCTATGCCTAAGTAGGCCTCTATAGCTCGCGACATGCTGTTGTACTCGCTCCCTATGACTAGGCGCTGCGACCAGTTGTCTAAACCAACAGTATGCAATGAGTCGGCTATGTCGTTACGGATGTCTAGTAATGTTGTGAATGTGCCCATTAGACTACGTCCTCAATTTGTTGCTTAAGTGAAACAATGCGCTGCTCCACCTCGTTTATATTGCTCTGATGACCAATGCTCTCGTAGTAATCGAGATCACGGTAACAACTGTCCAGTGCACAGTTTAAAGATTCTATATATTGTTCTTTTATATTCATGTGTTTACCTATGTAGTTATTAATTTGTGAAGCCATGATAGCGTGTGGATCACTGGTGTCTAATAACTATTTAATCTATGCATATAACTATATAGTAGTTGCAATGGGTGGTGTTGTGTGCTTGTGGTTGGTTGGGTTGACCTATGTTGACCTATGGGGTGCCAGAGTGCCTCTCACATGTCAACACTTGTATTCTCTGGTTGGCTGTGGTAGCCAGAGGGCTAGGCTCCTATGCAAAACTCATGCCAACTCTAGTCAACACATGCAATAACCATGCCAACCTTTGGTTTGTCTATGGTTGACATGAGGGCCGGGGTATGCTAGAGGGGACGGGGGAGGGGCTTGTGCTGCTTAATAAATTATAGTACCCTCTCATGTACAAAATAGGCCAAAATTAGGTTAAAATGACCAATAGTTAGTGCTTACTAACCTCTTGTTTACAAAAGAAAACTAGAATTTACTAAAAACACAGTAAAAGGACACTCTTATAACTAAATAATCTAAAATAATCCTTGACTTTTGACACAAAATATGATATAATCAGATAGTATTCTTAGGTACTAAGGTAAATACTTTATGGATCAACCTAAACGTAAAAGAGGAAGACCAAGGAAGACTGATGTAGTCTCTAAAACTACAGGAAACAGGGGTAAAGTAGGTCGCCCTAAAGGTGACGCTAGCATTATTAACGAATATAAGGCTAGAATGCTTGCTTCCCCTAAATCTAACAAGGTTCTGGATAGTATTTTTAATGCTGCTCTTAACGATGACCATAAAAATCAAGCGGCAGCATGGAAACTAGTAATGGATAGGATGTTGCCTTTAAGTTATTTTGAAAAGGATTCTACAGGTGGGAGACAGTCTGTGTCAATTACTATCTCAGGTGTTGGGCAAGTCGCCACAAGTGTCTCTGGTACGAGTGAAAAAGAAGCAACAACCGAACAAGAACAAGAAGAAGAAAACACCATTGAAGGGGAGTTTACGGAAGAAAGTGGCTAACTACAAATACTTCAAGATAGAAGATTTTGATTGTCAAGAAACAGGTGAGAATCAGATAAAGCCAGAGTTCGTTGCTAAGCTAGATGAGTTAAGGGAAGCATGTGGTTTTCCCTTTGTAATCACTAGCGGATATAGGTCACCTAAGCACTCTATAGAGGCAAAGAAGGCTAAGCCGGGGAAACACTCTGAAGGTATAGCTGCTGACATTAAGGTGTCAGGAGGCCAACAGCGCCATAAGATAATTAAAGCTGCAATGATTATGGGCTTTAGGGGTATAGGTGTGGCTAATGGGTTTATCCATGTGGATACTAGAGATACTGATGCTGTGGTGTGGTGTTATTAACAAGCTATGGAAACTTTAAGTGGCTAAGAAAAAACAACCAGAGTTTTTAGACAGAATAAAAAATCCTGAAAAGTACCCTGTTATTGAAAATAAAGACGGGTCTATATCCACACACAGGATGGCTGCTGAAGTTGACGAGGGAGGCAACTGGTATGTGTTCCCTACGATAGTCATGTTAGACTCAGGAGAACTTTATCAGTTTGATGACCCAGATCAAGCTAGAGAGTATAATTTTAAGACAGGTAATTTTCTACAAATGGATTCTAAAAAAGAAGCGTTAACTTACGCTAAAGGAGGTTATAAGACTCCTAAGTTTATAGAGTTTAGTAAAAATTACGGTAAGCCTTTTGACTGATCTTAACATTGAGTTACTCCCTTGGCAACAAGAGGTATGGAGTGACGATACAAGGTTTAAGATTGTAGCCGCTGGTAGACGTACTGGTAAGTCCAGACTAGCAGCATGGTTGTTGATTGTTAACGCCTTGGAGTCCAGTAAGGGTAATGTGTTTTACGTTGCACCTACACAGGGACAGGCTAGGGACATCATGTGGCAGACACTGCTTGAACTGGGGAATCCAGTGATTGTGTCCAGCCACATTAACAACCTACAGATAAAGCTAATCAATGGTGCTACAATATCGTTGAAGGGTGCGGACAGGCCAGAGACTATGCGTGGTGTGTCCTTGAAGTTTCTGGTCATGGACGAATACGCAGACATGAAGCCTGAAGTATTTGAGCAGATTCTTAGGCCAGCATTGGCTGACCAAAAGGGGAATGCGTTGTTCATAGGTACGCCTATGGGACGTAATCACTTTTATGAGTTGTATCAGTACGCTGAGTTAGACGATGACCCAACGTACAAAGCGTGGCACTTTACAAGCTATGACAACCCTCTATTGGACGCAGAGGAGATAAACGTAGCTAAAAAGAGTATGTCCAGCTATGCGTTTAGACAAGAGTTTATGGCTTCCTTTGAGGCCAGAGGCTCTGAGATGTTCAAGGAGGATTGGGTCAAGTTTGGTGAATCCCCTGAGTACGGTGACTACTACATAGCCATTGACCTAGCTGGCTTTGAGGAAGTAAACAAGCAGCGTACTAAGAACAGTAAATTGGACGAGACAGCCATAGCGGTTGTCAAGGTTAATGACAGTGGACACTGGCATGTTGAAAACATAGTTCATGGGCGCTGGGAGTTGTCTGAGACAGCCAGAAAGATATTTGAGGTTGTCAGGGACTACAAGCCAGTAGGGATAGGCATAGAGAAAGGTATTGCTAGACAGGCTGTTATGTCCCCTCTGACGGACATGATGAAGCGGTACGGGATGTTTTTTAGGGTTGATGAGTTGACCCACGGAAACAAAAAGAAGACTGATAGGGTCATGTGGGCGCTACAGGGCAGGTTTGAAAATGGTTTCGTAACCCTTGACAAAGGGGAGTGGAACAGTCGGTTCTTAGACCAGTTATTTCAATTTCCTGATCCACTGACACATGATGACCTTGTGGACTCATTAGCTTACATAGACCAGTTGGCTAAGATAGCGTACACATACGACTTTGAAATAGATGACCATGAAGTTTTAGACACAGTAACGGGGTACTAATGGCTGCACTTACTAAGAGACAACAAGCTACGTTGAAAAAACACTCAGTACACCATAGTGCAAAGCACATGACTGAGATGCGTAAAGCTATGAGGGCTGGTAAATCTTTTACTCAAGCACACAAAACAGCACAAAAGAAGGTAGGGAAGTAACATGGCTAAACAAGGACTGTATTCTAACATTCAAGCCAAACGCAAGCGTATTGCTGCTGGGTCTGGAGAAAAAATGCGTAAGGTAGGAGCCAAAGGCGCTCCAACCGCAAAAGCCTTTAAGCAAGCAGCTAAAACAGCTAAAAAGCCAAGGAAAAAGTAATGGAGTACGGTGACAACGACACCCTTGCCACTGAGCAACATATTGAAGATTGGGTCATAGACAAGTGCAATACTTGGCGTGACCACTACGAATCAAACTACGCAGAGCGTAACGAAGAATACTACAGGCTCTGGAGAGGTATCTGGGCAGCACAAGACTCAGACAGAAAGAGCGAAAGAAGTAGAATAATCAGCCCTGCATTGCAGCAAGCTGTAGAGTCCAGTGTAGCGGAGATTGAGGAAGCTACGTTTGGTCGCGGCAAATACTTTAGTATTACTGACGATATGGACGATCAAGAATCTCAGGACATTGTGTACCTGCGAACCAAACTCCACGCTGACCTAGAGAAATCAAAGCTACGTCAGGCAGTAGGAGAGTGCCTCATCAACTCAGCCGTTTTTGGTACGGGGATTGGTGAGGTAGTGCTTGAGGAAGTTAAAGAGATGGCTCCCGCCACTCAGCCTATCATGGGTGGTGAGTTGACAGCAGTGGGTGTTAATGTGACTGACCGCACAATGGTCAAACTGCGACCCATCCTTCCTCAAAACTTTCTCATTGACCCTGTAGCTACAAACGTAGACAATGCGCTTGGAGTTGCTGTAGATGAGTTTGTGTCACGACATCTTGTGGAGGAACTACAGGAGTCTGGAGTGTACGCTGATGTGTACGTTGGTAACGCTCCAAGAGACTACGAACTAGAGCCTGACCAAGAGCTATCCAGCTTTGATGACGATAAAGTACGTTTAACAAAATACTACGGTAAAGTACCTCGACACCTGCTAACTAAGTCTGAAAAAGAACTTATGATGGCTGACGATGAGGACATAGCTGAGATAGAAACACTTGTAGAAGACGACGATGACGAAACAACTGAAAGTTTCTACGTGGAAGCAATCATTGTCATTGCTAACGGTGGCATACTCCTGAAGGCTGAAGAAAGCCCCTACATGATGAGTGACCGCCCTATCGTAGCATTCCCTTGGGATGTTGTGCCGGGAAGGTTCTGGGGTAGAGGTGTTTGTGAGAAAGGCTATAATAGCCAAAAGGCGCTTGATACAGAGCTACGCGCACGTATTGATGCGTTATCCCTTACTGTACACCCAATGCTTGCTATGGACGCTACACGGCTTCCTAGAGGGTCTAGGCCAGAGGTACGTCCCGGCAAGATTGTTTTAACCAACGGTGACCCAAGGCAAGTCCTACAACCCTTTAACTTTGGTCAGGTAAGCCAAATAACTTTTGAGCAAGCAAATGCGTTACAAAGAATGGTACAGATGTCTACAGGAGCGATTGACTCTGCTGGCATTCCGGGAAGTATCAATGGAGAAGCTACCGCTGCTGGAATTAGCATGTCTCTTGGTGCTATTATTAAGCGTCACAAACGCACACTAATAAACTTCCAAGACTGTTTCCTCATACCGTTTGTAAAGAAAGCTGCCTACCGTTACATGCAGTTTGATCCTGAAAACTATCCCGTAGCTGACTACAAGTTTGACGCTACGTCTACACTGGGCATTATAGCTCGTGAGTACGAAGTAACTCAGCTTGTCCAACTTCTGCAAACAATGTCACAGGACTCACCTCTGTACAACACGTTAATAGAGTCCATCATTGACAACATGAACCTATCAAACCGTGAAGACCTTACTGCTAGACTACAGGAAGCAGCACAGCAATCACAACCTACTCCAGAGCAACAACAGTTGGCACAGGCTGCACAACAGGCACAATTACAGTTCCAGCAGTCACAGACAGCAGCGTTGAATGGACAAGCCACTGAATCACAAGCTAGGGCGCAGAAGATGGCCGTAGAGACTCAGTTGGCACCACAGGAGCTAGAGATTGATAGGATCAAGGCTATCACAACCAACTTACAGGCAGGTGACCAAGACGATAAGGAGTTTGACCGTAGGTTGAAGATGGCACAAACTATGCTGAAAGAGAAAGAGATTGATCTCAAACTTGTACAGCAAAACAAACCCCCAGTAGGACAAGGACAGTAACATGGTAGTAACTTCAGTACAGTTTCAAAGCGCATTAGACCAAATCAACGCCAAGTTTGAAGAACTTGAAAACAAGATTAAGGAACTAGAATCTAAGAATGAAGCGAAAAGGCCAGCGCAGACGCGCAAGACTAAACAACAAGAGGCTGCTTGATGGCAAAACCAAGGAAAGGAAAAGCAAAGGTAAAAGTAACCTCTAGCGGCAAAAGAGTATCTTATGGGCAAGCTGGATCAGCAAAAGGCGGTGGCCCTAGAGTCAAGCCGGGAACCAGCAAAGGCGACAGCTACTGCGCTAGAAGTTTAGGTATTAAAAAAAGACTTCCTAAGAAAAAACAAAATGACCCTAACACTCCAAACAATTTATCAAGAAAGCGTTGGAAGTGTGTAGGAGCTAAGTCACGAAAAAAATAAGGACTAACCATGATAGATGCTGAACTTGTACCTGTGATTGAAAATCCTGAAATAAGCACTCTAAGGTTAAATGCAGAGACAATTTCGTACCTTGGAGGTTCTTTGATTGAAGCGCAAGACCTTGACATTCAGATGGAGGTGTTGCGTATGATTAAAAACCATTCTAATTTTGTTTTGGAAGCTAGTAATAAAATAGTAAACAAAAAGTCCGCTACGTTACGGGCAGTATAATAAGGAAAACCAATGTCTGAAAACTCTATTAAAATACCACAATGGGCGTTACCTATTGCTGCCGCCGCTGTAAGCCTAGCAGTCGCTTGGGGTGTACTGCAAGCTAATACTGCACACGCAGCAGAAGATCGTGAGCGTATAGCTCAGATAGCGGAGGAGACTGCAAAAAAGGCTCAAGCGAATGGTCAAGCACAGGCAGTGACGAGCGCCAAAGTGGAGGCCATCGTTTCCAGCTTGGAGCGACAGGAGAAAATTCAAGAGAAAACGAACGAACAAATCGCCGCATTGGTTCAAGCCCTCCTGTCCAAATAGAGTATGACCCAGAACGCCCAAACTTGTTCTGCGACATGCGAGAATACAGGATGTTACGCTTCGTGCAACCACCATCTAAGCGACACAGGGTTGCGCAAATGTGGCTGCAATACAACCACGAAAAGTGCGGATACGGAGCAGTGGTGTACGTGCGGAACCAAGCGCCAAGAGTCCTTGGAACCGCATGGGACACAAAGCTGTTCTTGTTAACATGGGAGCTACAGGCACCTACTGCTGTAAAAACACAGGTTGTTAAACAGAAAAGAAGGCTATAGTGGAAGCTGTAGCTGCTCCTTTTCCCAATAGTGTTAACGCACACGAGTTTATAGTAACTGACAGAGTTAAAGATTCTTACTCTATAAAACAAAAAACATACGCAGTTAAAGGCGCTGTACAGGCCATAACTTATCTTGAACAGTTTTACTATGAGTACAAAAACGGACAACTAATGGTCACTATCTTAAAAGTCTTTAACCAAGACAAGTACACGGTAGATCTTAAAGCATGACCATGTTAATTTTTATGTTGGTAATTCTTGAAAAGAATGTGCCTACAATGGAGTTAGCGTTTAGAGAGTTGACTTCCTGCCTTGAATATAAAACAGCCTTAGTTCATCAGGACGTAGGGCAACACGCTATCGTTATGCCTAAGACTAGACATTTTGATGCGTATTGTGAACCCAGAGTAGTGCCTGTGGCTGACGTAGGTACTAAACTGTTACTTAGAGATCCACCAAAAAAAGAGGAAGACTGATATGCCAATGGGAAAAGGAACTTACGGAAAACAAGTTGGTAGACCTGCAAAGAAAAAGAAGGCCATGAAAAAGAAACCAATGCGTAAAACCACTGGTAGAAAAATGTATTAAAAAACACTTGACTTTTTGTCAAAAGTATGATATAATCTAAACTGTATCTTAACTAAATTAAGGGAATACATAAGATGACTAAGGAACTAGAAGTTTACTTTGCTAATTACTTTGAGATGTTTCGTTCAGAAGGTTGGAAACAACTAATGAAAGATCTAGGTCAAAACGTAGCGCAAATAAACTCAGTTGAACTAACAACAGATAACGACAACTTGCACTTCCGTAAAGGACAACTTGCAATACTTGCTACTCTGTTTAACTTAGAAACTCAAATTAACAATGCTGAAAAAGACGCTTTGGAAGAAACACAGGAAGAACTTGACTTAGAAGACAATGTTCAAGCTGTATGATTTTAAGTGTTTAGATGGGCATGTATTTGAGGCGCTAGTACCTGAAGATAAACGCACAGTTAGGTGCGAAAAGTGCGGGTACAGTGCTAAGAGGATTATCTCACCTATCAGGTCTTCTCTTGACCCAATAAGCGGAGACTTCCCTGACGCTACTAAGCGTTGGGCAAAGGCTAGGCAGAGTCACATCCAATACGAAAAAAAGCAAAGTTCGTAGCTAGAACTCTTTTTTAATCTCTCCATAATACTAAGGTACGGAGTTTAATAATGGCTAAAATAATTGAGCGTGAAGATGAGCAAGCGTCTACTGAAGACGTATTTGCTGAACAACAAGAGCAACCGGAAGTGGAAGAACAGGTAACTCCTAGTGAACCTGAGATTCCTGACAAATACCAAGGCAAGTCTGCACAGGAACTTGTACAGATGCACCAAGAAGCTGAAAAGCTATTGGGGCGACAAAGTTCTGAGGTAGGTGAGCTACGTAAGGTTGTTGACAACTACATCCAAACACAACTCACAACGGAACCCCAACAACAACAAGAACAAGTCGAAGAAGTAGATTTCTTTACTGATCCTGAGAAGGCAGTAGCACAGGCTATTCAGAACCATCCTAAAATTAAGGAAGCTGAATCAGTTAGCCAACAGTACAAGATGCAAACTGCATTATCTGCACTGAAGACTAATCACCCTGACATGGAAAGTATCTTAAAGGATACTAAATTTGCAGAGTGGATTGAAGCATCTAAGATTAGGACAAAGCTGTTTGTAGCAGCGGATAAACAGTACGACTACGAAGCTGCTGATGAACTTTTCAATCTTTGGAAAGAACGTCAACAAATGATTGGTCAAGCTGCTAATGCTGAAAAGCAGAGCCGTAAGCAAGCAGTACGTACAGCTAGTACAGGCAATGCCAGTGGTAGCTCTGAATCAAGCCCTAAGAAAATCTATAGACGCGCAGACATTATTAAACTTATGAAAGACGATCCTCATAGGTATACTGCTCTCCAAGATGAAATAATGAGAGCGTATGCTGAAAAGAGGGTCAAATAGTATATCTGAGGAGATATTAAATGACTGATTCTACATATCCCGCAACTGGAGGGTTTGTTGACAATACTAGCGCAGCAACCTTCATCCCGGAAATCTGGAGTGACGAAATTATCGCCGCTTACCAGAAAAACCTTGTCTTGGCAAACCTTGTCAAAAAGATGTCAATGGCTGGCAAGAAAGGTGATACGATCCATGTACCTAAGCCTGTACGTGGCGATGCACACGCTAAAGCAGAAAATACTGCTGTAACGGTGCAGAACGCTACGGAAAGCGAAGTGCAAGTATCCATCAACAAGCACTTTGAATACTCACGCTTGATTGAGGATATTACGGATGTACAAGCCTTGTCTTCTTTGCGTCAGTTCTATACTGAAGATGCTGGTTATGCGCTGGCTAAGCAAGTTGACACCGACCTCCACTCGTTGGCTACTGGCTTGGGTGCGTCTGGTACAACGTCTACGACCTACGCAAACAACGGAGGTACTTTCTTTGTAGACGCTTCTAATGGTCTTTCTGCCTACGCTGTTGACACCGTAGTTTCTGCTGACGTATTTACTGATGCAGCATTCCGTGGTATCATTCAGAAGCTAGACGATGCTGACGTTCCTATGGACGGACGTAGCTTCATTATCCCACCTGTTGTTCGCAACACCATTATGGGTATTGATCGCTATGTTAGTTCTGACTTCGTAAACAACGGTCAAGTTACAAACGGCCAGATTGGTCAACTGTACGGTATTGATGTTTTTGTCAGCACTAACTGTCCTGTTGTTGAAACCGCTAGTGCTAACTCTAATAGCACAGTAGACTCTTTGGGCTGCTTGTTGATGCATAGTGATGCTATCGTCATGGCAGAGCAAATGGGTGTACGTTCACAGACTCAGTACAAGCAAGAGTTCCTCTCTAACTTGTTTACTTCAGACACCTTGTACGGAGTAGCTGTACTTCGTCCAGCGTCTGGTCTGACTCTGGTAGTTCCTGCTAGCTAATAGTAGGTTAAGCATGGGGCTGCTTAGGTGGCCCCTAGCTTTCTTTTTAAGGTGAGTATATGTGGCAATCTTTGATTGGGCCTATAACTGGGTTAGCAGGTACTTTCCTTAAAAACAAAGCTGCTGAAAAGCAAGCTGTACATGACTCCAAGATGCGACGTATTGATGCGGACGCTGATTGGGAAACTCAACAAGCCGCTGCCTCTCAGTCTTCTTGGAAGGATGAGTGGTTTGCTATTATCTTAAGTTTGCCATTGATAGGTGCGTTTATACCTACAATGGTTCCATACGTTGAGCAGGGGTTTACTGTATTGTCCACAATGCCAGATTACTACAAAGCATTCCTTGGTGGTGCTATAGCTGCCAGCTTTGGTATCAAAACCTTGTCTAGCTGGGGTGGCAAATGAGGGCAGAACAGTTCTTCTTTGGTAATCCTTTTGAGTCAGAGTTTGACTTACCTCCCGGCTTTATGGGTGGTGTGGCTTCTGCTGAACAAGAACAGAAGGAAGAAGAAAAATATACTCCTCCACTAGCTTCTAATCCTCTGTACACAGCAGGACAGCTAGGCTCTATTACTGATGTATACAGGAACATTTTAGCATCAGGGGCGACTACAGATGATCCTGACGAAGTAGCTTCTTACTACGATTTAGGCCTTAGAGAAGCAGAGACAACTTCAGGGTTAGATCCTTTTGCTGATACCTTTGGATCTGAAGCCGCAGGTATGGGGGGCGCACCTACAGCATTATCAAACATTGTAAGTGCAGAAGATTACTTGTCTTCAGTTACAGGGGAGTTGCCTGAACTTCCTCAAGACCAAGGAGACTTTCAAGGTAAGCTAAACAGATTTACTAACGCTTCTCAAGAAAACCTTGGTGACTTTCAAAACGCAATAAGAACACTACTGCTTGACAAAGTACCTCAAGTACAAGCGACTACAGGTGCAAACTACGAACAAGCACTTTATGACGTATACACCAAAGACCCTGAAGTACAACAGCTTATGGGGCAGTACGGTGTCAATCCTCTTTTTTCAGACGGTACAGGACAGTACCTGTATGACCCCTTTAGCTTTGGTGAGCTAAGAACATACGAAATAAATGAAAGTGATTTTGCTACTGGCGTAAGGACTCTTGCTGAAGTAGGCAAGGCTGTTATGATTGCTCAGGTTTTGGGAGGAGCTAAAGAAGCATTAGGCAATATTTTTGCAGATGTTCCTTTGTTTGGCGAAGAAGCTGTAACTACAGGAGTAGACGCAGCAGGTAATCCTATTTATGACGTAGACACTAGCGGTGTAACTACTATTGGAGACGTTTTTTCAGGAGGATCTGCTGCAACAGCAGGAGATTCTATAGGCGGGTTTGCTGGCCCTGTTAATATGCTAAGTTCTATAGCAACTGCTGGTAAATACTACGACCCAGATGATCCGCTGCTCCAAGAAGAACGTATTGAAACTGCCGCAGAAAAAGTAAAAAATAGAACTTCAGACAGACAAGAAGCAGAAAAGATACTGCTTGAAGCAGATCTTGACCCTTTTACCATAAAAGAAATTTTAGACACTGCTTATGGAGTTGTTCGTAAAGTTGATCTTGGAGAAGAACCTACAGACACTACTGAAAAAGCAGTAAAGCCAGACGAGCCTGACGAAGTTACCCCACCACCAGAAACAACTTTTGAAACTATTGTTGATCTAAACGATGTTACATCAGACGTTGATATGCAAGATCCACAAGACCCTGCTCTCAACATACCACCACCAGCAATTGACACAAGTGAAGTAGGCGGTAGTGAGTCCTCATCAGCAGCAGAAGCAGCAGAAGCACAAGAAGGACAAGAAAGCGTTAAAGCACCTTCTGCACCCTCACCTTCCGCACCTCCTCCTCCTCCTTCTGCTCCACCACCAGCTTCTCCACCACCACCATCTTCTGGGGGAATGTTCACACAAAAGCAGGTAGATGATTTTGTATCTATTGCTTTAGCTGGTGCTACTTCTGGGTTATTTACGCCTGAAGAAGTAGAAGAAGCCAAACAAACAGTATTAGCTAATCTTCCTGAAGACACTACTTTGTTTGACCAAGGGGATATAGATGCTGCTGTTCAAAAAGCTGTAAGTGAAGTAGAGGCAGATTTTACTACAGAAAAAACAGGTCTTGAATCAACTATTGAGGGTTTAGAAGGAGAACTAGAATCAGCGGGTACAGCTATTGAAGGTTTAGAAACTAAATTAGAAACATCCGCAACAGCTTTAGAAAACGCACAAGATACAGCGTCGTCATTACAGGCTGAACTAAATTCAGCTAATGAAGCAATATCTAACCAAACTGGAACAATAGCAGCCCAAACAGAAAGCATACAAACTTTAGAATCTTCAGTAACCACTTTAGAAGGATCTATAGATTCTCTAAACACAAAACTTACTGAGGTTACGGAAGCTAAAGCCGCAGCAATAGAAGCTGGTAATACTGCTCTTTCTGAAGCTATGGAAGCCGCTGAAACTACACTACAGAACACAATAAGTGAATCAGCAACAACTTTACAAAATGCCATAGCAGCAGGAGAAACTAACGTAGCAAATGCTGTGCAAGCTGGTCAAGATGCTGTAGACGCTGCTGTAGCCGCAGGAAATGCTGCTGTAGAAGCAGCGGAAGCCGCAGGTGCAACTGCAACAGCGGAAGCAGTGGCTGCTGGAGAAACTGCAACAGCGGAAGCAGTGGCTGCTGGAGAAGCCGCAGCAACCGCCGCAGAAGCCGCAGGACGCGAAGAAGGTTTTGGTGAGGGTTTTGGTGAGGGTCAGGGGCAGGGGCGTGGAGAAGGCGCTGGTGCAGGGACTGGAATAGGCTTAGCGTCAGGACTAGCCCTTGGAATGCTAAACCCCGGCAAAGTTACTCGTACTTTGTTTGAAGACTTAGAGTTTAAGCCTACATATCAAGCACCTCAAGAAGTACAAAGAGCAACTATGTATAAGACACCAGAGTTTGCACCCAGTTTATTTAGGAACATAATAGGATGAGTACACAATACTTAACATTAGTGAACAGCGTACTTAGACGCTTACGTGAAGATGAAGTGTCGGCAGTAGCTAACACAGCGTACTCTAAGATGGTAGGTGACTTTGTAAATGACGCAAAGACACAGGTAGAGAATTCACACGATTGGTCTGCACTTAGGACTACAGTAGTTGTTTCAGCATCAGCAGGAACTTCAGAATATAGCTTGACAAATGCAGGAGAACGTGTTAAAATATATAGTGTCATTAACGACACATCTAATTTCTTTATTACTTACCAAACACCTACTTGGGTAAACAATGCAGTATACAATGCTGGGTCTACTAGTGGCGCACCTGCTTACTTTACTTACTCAGGTGTAGACGGGTCAGGAGATACACAAGTTACTGTATACCCAACTCCAGACGCTTCTTACTCTTTACGCTTTGATTTGATAGCTAGAGAAGGCGTATTGAGTAACGACACAGACACAACTGCAATACCGTCTAATCCTATTGTACATGCGGCTGTAGCTTTGTTGGCAAGAGAAAGAGGAGAAACTGGAGGTACAACTGCACAAGATTACTTCCTTATTGCAGACCGTCATTTATCAGACGAGATTGCACTAGACGCATATAAGAATCCTGAAGAATTTATTTTTAGACCCGCATAATGGCACAACAAAGACAAAGCATATATGTAGGAGCGCCGGGGTTTCGTGGGTTAAACACTCAGGATTCTCCTGTCAACCAAGATTCGTCCTTTGCATCCATTGCAGAGAATGCTGTCATTGATAAGTTTGGTAGGATAGGTGCCAGACAGGGAATAAAAAAACTTACTAGCTCTACTACCCCTCTAGGGTCTAGTGCTGGTATAGAAAGCGTGTTTGAGTTTACTAAAAGAGACGGTACTAAAATAGTATTCTCAACAGGCAACAACAAAATTTTTACTGGCACTACGTCATTGACTGATGTAACAAACAGCATGACTATAAGTGCCAACAACTGGAAAATAGTGTCGTTTAACGGCGACGCATACTTTTTCCAGAGAGGACATGACGCACTAGAGTACACTACAAGCGCAGGGACTATAGGGGTATTATCCTCTGATGCTCCTGATGCTAATGAAGGCTGTGCTGCGTTTGGTAGGCTTTGGGCTGGGGATGTCACAGGCAACAAGTACACTCTATACTTTTCAGACACTCTTGATGGTGACGATTGGACAGGGGGTACGTCAGGATCTTTAGACTTAACCACAGTTTGGCCTACAGGGTTTGATGAAATTGTAGCTATTAGAGAGTTTAACAACTTTTTAGTTATTTTTGGTAAGCAAAGTATATTATTGTACTCAGGCGCTTCTGCTCCTGCAAGCATGGTATTGGCTGATGTTATAACAGGCATTGGCTGTATAGCTAGAGACAGTGTACAGGATACAGGAACTGATTTAATTTTCCTGTCTGACTCTGGTGTACGTAGTTTAGGAAGAACTATACAAGAGAAATCAAACCCAATTGGGAATGTTTCTAAAAATGTGCGCGACGATATTATACAACGAACAGGATTAGAAACAGGTAATATAAAATCTACATATAGTCCAGAGAATGCTTTTTATCTTTTGTTCTTTCCTTCTAGTTCTCTTGTTTTTTGTTTCGATATGCGGGGAACTTTAGAAGACGGTAGTAATAGAGTTACTACTTGGCCCTCTACTAAAATACTTTGTGGAAGTATAGGGTCAGACGGTACAGTATTTTTAGGTACAGAAAAAGGTATCAACGAATACTCAGAATTTTTAGACGATACCAGCCCCTACACAATGAAGTATTACACACAGCCTTTGGCTTTTGGTGATCCTTCAAGACTTAAAATACTTAAAGAACTGTCTTTTAAGGTTATTGGCGGTCAAGGTAGTAGTCTTGTTCTTAACTGGGGCTACGACTATACAGAGGCGTACACTAAACAAGCGTTAACAATATCAAACTCTAATATAGCAGAGTACGGGATTGCTGAATACAACACAAGCGAAGCAGAGTACAGTGCCTCTATTATTGTAGAGGACGCTAAAGTAAAATCTACAGGATCAGGCGCAGTTGCTACTATTGGGGTAGACGCAATAATTAATGGAAGGTCTTTGTCAATACAGGAACTAAAGACTGAAGCACTCATAGGTAAATTAGTATGACAAATTACTCAAAGACAACCAACTTTACAGCTAAAGACTCTTTAGTATCTGGTGATGCTAATAAGATTGTCAAAGGCTCTGAGATTGATGCAGAGTTTGATAATATTGCAACTGCATCCGCAACTAAGGCAAACATTGCTAGCCCAGCGTTTACAGGTGTAGTTTCTTTTCCTGATGGTACTGCTGGTGATCCTTCCATAACAAACACAGGTGACACTAACACTGGGCTGTTTTTTAGCGCAGCGGACACCTTAGCATTTAGTTCCGCAGGTACTGCACAGTTTACAATGACTGATGGAGCTATTGCACCTGTAACGGACAATGACGTAGACCTTGGTACTAGCTCCTTAGAGTTTAAGGACGGTTACTTTGATGGTACACTATACACTGACGCTATTAGCTTAGACGGTACAGCTATAACTTCTACAGCCGCAGAGATTAACATTTTAGACGGAGTGACCGCTACTGCTGCTGAGTTAAATATCCTAGATGGCGTAACGTCAACCGCAGCAGAACTCAATATTTTGGACGGTGTTACTTCCACTGCTTCTGAACTAAATATACTTGATGGTGTAACCAGTACCACTGCTGAACTCAATATATTAGATGGTGTTACAGCGACTACTGCTGAGTTAAACATAATGGACGGAGTTACTGCAACTACAGCAGAACTGAACATTATGGACGGTGTTACGTCTACAGCGGTAGAACTTAATATCCTCGACGGAGTAACTAGCACTGCCGCAGAGTTAAACATACTAGACGGTGTAACAGCCACTACTGCTGAATTGAACTACAGCGACACTGGGTCTTCCGTAGGCACAGTAGTAGCTAGTAAAGTTGTAACAGTAGATGCAAACAAAGATGTAACCAGCTTCCGTAACATTACACTTACAGGAGAACTGGATGCAGGATCTCTTGACATTTCAGGCGACGCTGACATTGACGGTACGTTGGAAACTGACGCACTGTCCATTAATGGCACAGCGGTTACGGCTACGGCAGCGGAACTTAACATCCTTGATGGTGTCACAAGCACGGCTGCTGAATTAAATATTCTTGATGGTGTAACGTCTACTACTGCTGAACTTAACATACTGGATGGCGTAACGTCCACAGCGGCAGAATTGAACATCCTTGATGGAGTTACGTCTACCGCTGCTGAACTTAACATCCTAGACGGAGTTACATCCACAACAGCAGAATTAAACATTCTTGATGGTGTTACTGCCGTAACTGGTGAGTTAAACGCTCTGGACTTAGGCAGCACAGCAGTAGGTATAGCTATTGCATCTAAAGCAGTAGTATTAGATTCTAGCAAGGACTTTACAGGCGTTAGGAACTTTTCTATTACTGGAGACTTATCTGTAGCTGGTACTACTACTATTGTAGACTCTGTACAGATGACTGCAAACAACGCTGTAATCTTTGAAGGAGCTACAGCGGATGCTTCAGAAACTACGCTTACAAGTATAGACGCTACTGCTGATAGAACCATTAGCTTGCCTGACCAAAGCGGTACTTTGCCTGTATTGGCAGCAGTGTCTACTACAGCTATTACTTCTACTCCTGAAGAACTAAACGTCCTAGATGGCATTACAGCCGTTGTAGGCGAACTAAACGCATTAGACCTTGGTAGCACAGCAGTAGGTACTGCAATAGCTTCTAAGGCTGTTATACTTGATTCTAATAAAGACTACACAGGCATTCGCAACTTTACGATTAGCGGTGAGCTAGATGCTGCTACGTTAGACATCTCAGGCGATATAGACGTTGATGGCACCACTAACCTAGATGTCGTGGACATTGATGGTGCTGTGGATATGTCAGCAGGGTTATCTGTTACAGGCGCTTCGTCTGGCTCAACGGTTTTAACGCTTACATCAAACGCATTAGCTGACACATCTTTAATGGTCTTCCAGCGAACTGGGGGTGCGGTCGCAGGTAAACTGGCGTATGAGGACGGCAACACTGCCATGTCTTTCGGTACGACAACCGCGCATGAACTGAAGCTACTGACTAACAACACCAATCGCTTAGAAATTGATTCCAGCGGAAACTCCACCTTCAGCGGCAACGTGACTGCGGATGGTTTGACCAGCAGCGGCGCAGTAACAATTGACCCAGCAGACGGTGTTGCAGACGATGCTTATGCTTTAACTGTTCGCAACAATGAAGCAACTGACGGTAGAAATTACGGGTTGTGGGTTCGCGCTGGTAGCAACTCAAGCGATGAGTCGTTTAGTGTTAGAAACCACGACAACTCAGCGACCTATTTTAAGGTTCGTGGCGATGGGAACGTGGGCATCGGAACTGCCACAATCTCAGCACCTCTGACCGTCAACAATAATACTGATCATTCGGATATAGCTATCTTCCACGCAGGAGGCGGTACGCCAAACAGGGGCTTAAAAATAAGCACGTTTTCTAACACCAACAGTAATGCTGGTGTGGAGCTTGATGCTCAAAGCTCAACAGGTGCGTTTAAGTTTAGTCTTGGCGGCAGCGAAGCCATGCGCATTTCGGGCGGCTCCGTCGGCATAGGGACTAGCAGCCCAGCTAAAAAGCTGCACATCTATGATGCTACACAAGCGAATCAGTCGATTAGATTTGGTAATCCGGCTGCGACTCCCTACGGTGAAATTAACTACGACGCCACCGGATTTGAGCATCTTTACATTGATTCCCACGGCACGACGACGGGCTACGGAAATATAGTCTTTAGAACAGGGTCAGCACCAGCCGAAGCCATGCGCATCGACAGCAGCGGCTCCGTGGGCATCGGGGTCGCACCAACAGCTGAAGGGCGACTCCACGTTTACAAAGGCGGGTCAGGTAAATCGTATTCCGCTGACGCAGCCGACCAACTAATATTAGAAAATTCTGGTTCAGTGATGATGGACATTCGTACTCCCAACGGAAGCACGGGCGGAATATTGTTCTCAGACAATGATGGTCGTGGTCGGGCAGTTGTTCAGTATGCTCACTCAAACGACACTATGTATTTCAACACTGCTAGCGCAGAGCGGATGAACCTTAGCCATAACGGTCTTGTTATGAGCGTTGCCATCAAGTGTGGTGATGTTATTGCTAGTGGGTCTGGCGGTCTTTCACTGCAAACAGATGAAGGCACTAAGAGGATTATTATTGCTGACTCTGGCGCTGTCTCTATCCCAGGCAGTCTTTCCAAGGGTTCTGGATCATTTAAGATTGACCACCCCCTACCCGCTAAAACAGATACCCACCACCTTGTTCACTCGTTTGTGGAAGCGCCACAAGCTGACAATATCTATCGCGGCAGCGTTGATCTAGTTGGTGGCTCTGCAACTGTGAACATTGATACAGCGGCTGGCATGACAGATGGAACCTTTGTCCTGCTGAATACAAACGTGCAG